CTGCGGACCTTTTTCGCCGGACCTGGCGTATCCAAATTGCGCGCGATCTCAGATTCCAAATCTTCGATCAATGCTGGCACGAATGATTGTAACAGCTTTTGATAGACCACCTTGTATTCTTCGACGGTAGCCCCGGAGCGTTTGACGTATCCCGAATATGGGCGCGGGTTCTTGCCATAGCTGCGTGCTTCGTTCTCTATGATGATCTCTCGTATGCCTTCTGTGGTTTGCTCGTAGCCTGTCCAAGCTTCACCGCTCCGGCCTTGCCTGTCTGGTGGGATGCCCTTGTACTGCCAGCCTGCCCAAGCCCGATCGATGTAAAGCAACATCTTTTTGCGGTGATCCTGCATGACTTCAGATTCTGTTGCAGACAACTGGCGGTCAAGCTCGCGCCCGTCGAATTCGATTTTGATCTCTACGTCTACGGAATCAGCCACCAAACAAACCCTCAAAAAAGTCTACCGAATCCGGATCCCGGATGAGATCCATCAGGGTATCATCGCGCGTCTGACGATGTCTGCGCTGTTTTGCAATCAGGGCCCGTTCTGTTTTGTCAACCTCACGGGCTACCGCTTCGTTCATCGCGTCTTTGAATGCTTGAAATGCCTCTTTTACTAACGGTTCCCACAGCGGATCCTCTGGTGATCCGCCTGCGTTGTGCACATACTCCGCATAGAACATGGGATTTTCCAACCGTACGAACAGCTCGCCTACATTGAAAGACAGCCGATACATCCACCTGTCGCGGCTGGTTCCTGTGTCAACGGGCCAACGTCTTTTGATATAGTTCAGGATATCTTCGACATGTGATCGAACGATAAAGCGCTCATTCGGTGTCGGCTTGCGGTCCTGTCCATGCCGGCGCCGGATGTGCTGTTCGATCGAGCGCAGACGGATGTTGACAGCTACAGACATTAGATCGCCAGCGGTAGATCACACGAGACGGTCACAGGGAAAGACGCCACCACGAAAGCACCGCCGCCCGGGTAACTGTACGCAGTCGATCCGATATCGATGCTGCCTGATTGAGTGAGCGTTGTACCCTTTGCCGCGATGTACTTGATTGCGCTCTGCCAATCTTTGCAGGCCTGGTCTGTAGCTTCCAGTCCGTCTGTAGGTTTCAGAACGTGGCACAGTTCCACTGTGAAGCGATAGCCCGCCCGGTATCTGTCACGGCCGCGCATGTCGGGCGGATCTATGCCATTGAGCAAGACAGCAAAAGATCGATCGATCCGTGGTGCGCTTTCATTCCGCACACCAAGCGGTGAGCGTGCTTGGTTCAATCCGGCCGCGTTCAGTCTCGCTATGAGCGCAGTCAGGGCATCGTCAAAAGTTAGAGCCATCGTCTGCGCGGTCCGCTTGAGAGGTGGATCGATGCGGTAGCCGGTACGCTGTCGCCATCAAGAATGTTGTCTTCGTCTTTGTCTATCTTCGACCGTAGCCTGTCCATTTCGCGATCGTACTGCTCCGCGTATCGTTCAGACAGCGCAGAGTACCGATCGCCAGCATCAAAGAGCGTTGAGTAGTCCCGAAATATCAACTCAAAGCACCGAGCAAACATGGGCCCGCGCAGCGCAGAAGGGGTACGAAAACGCCAAAACGGTACCGCGTCCGAATACATCTGACCGGTAATGTCTGACCAAGCTGTATCGATGTAGTCCTGCAAGTTGGCTTTTGATGTGGCGACCAGATTGACGACATCGGAGTGACGAGCGATCAAATCGCTCTGTCCTACTGGGCTGTAGAGTCGAGCCCTGCACAAGACTGCGTCGTTGTAAAATCGGTACTCTTTGCCAGATATGGTGACGTCAAACTGAATCAACCAATTGCGCGCTAAGTCTTTCCCGCTGGTGTCTGCCGCTGCAATGGTTGCTTGCGCTTGCCCAGTTCCGGCAGGCGTTGTGCAGGTTACCGCATCCTTGATGGTTGAGCCGTCTTGGTCGTACACACTGCAGGTAGCTGCGTTTGCAGTGATAGAAGCGACAGAACCGGATCGTTCTATCGACACCGACACCGTCTGATCTTTGCCGCGTTCGATCATAGTTGGACCACTAAATCGCGCGTTCCAGAGTGTATCGGACATGTAGAACCCCTATCGTTTATTCTTCTTATCGTGACTTTGCGCAGCCTTGACCGCTTTCTTTTTGGCGTATTCTACAGACGTTCCGCTATTCACCATCTGACGAACCATCTTATCCATTGCTTCCCGGGCGCCTTTTCTTTCGCCGCTCATTTCTTCGCCTTCTTTGGTGCTGCCTTCTTTGCGGGCGCCTTCTTTGGTTCTGGTGGTCCGGCTGCCTTGACTGCGGCGGCGGCCGTTGCGATGTGCGCGGCTGCATCTTTCAACCATGCAGGACCATTTGAAGGATCCGTCTTTGCTTTGCGGACAGCGTACCCTGCAAGGGTGAGCGCCTGATCTGCGGCTGTGATTTGCTCTTTCGGTGTCATGGTCTACCCCTCGATAAGGTTTTCTGCTGTCTTTCGTTTTGGTGCGCTTGCGGCCGTTGCTTGCTTGGCGCCTTGCATTGCTGCAAAAGCGGTCGCCATGTCTTCAAGCTTTTGGATCTGCGCGTCGTATTCTTTCTGCATGTGCGGATTGTTTCCGGCTTTTGACAGTAACGTCTTTGCGGTTTCTTCTTCACGGCGTACGAGCCAATTGTAGATCTCCGGAAGCATTGCCGGCACTATACTGCTGTCTCGCAAATGGGCCCGGAACTTGTCAAATTCAACGGTTGATTCTTTGGTGTCCCAAATGATCTCGCCGCTTGTTAGCACCGTTGCTTTTGCGCAGAAGTCAACGTACCAGCGGCCGCCTCGATCTGTATCGTAGAACTGCACATAATCTGTATAGGGCCCCAGTCGGGTATCTTTCGGATCGATGTACGTTCCGCCCTTCATCTGTGCGCTTGCGATGGGCTTTGCAAGACTACCGCGCATGTTGACACCGTTGCATCCTGGCTGCGCAACGAGCCGACAGAGAACGGGCACAAAACCGTGCTCTGTGTGGTACTCCCATGACTTAGGATACACCACATACACAAAACGTGCCGCCGGCTTGCGTCTGTGTGTAGGTAGTCCGCTGCGTGTTTCAACGGTCTGCACGTCCCGTTTTGGCTGCGTCAAATGAATTGGTTGGCTCATGTTGTCCCCTTATTAGAAAGGACGGGCGCCCAACAGGACAAGCGCCCGCCCTTGGTTGATTAGACGTCTGACTTGATGAGAACACCAAGCGCGTCTTGGGCTTCTGATACGCCGCAAAAGATGCTGGCGATCGCAGAACTAAGTCCATGGGTTGCGTCTCTTTCGACTTCCACCAGGAGTTCGCCAGCATCGATCAGGATGTTCGCAGCTGGAACGTGTGAGCCACTCAACGCGCGCACAGGCGCCATTGTATAGGCGAAGCAGTCCTTGGCGAACATCGCACCTGCAAAGTGTGCGCTTGCGTCTACTGTCGCAATGCTGTCACTCTGCCAGATGTCGACACCTTGGAAGTTCCCTTGGTACCCGGGGGCGCCGGCTTTTGTGAGTTCGCCGGTTTCTGGTCGGAAGTTGAGATACGACCCGGGCCTGACACCGTCGCCACCTTCTGCGCGCAGAGAGTTCCGAAGCTGGTTCATTTGCTTGGGAGCAATGACAAGCGAATAGGGCGCTTCTGTTGTGCTTGCAGCGTTTGCCAAGTTCAGATCGAACATTGCACCGTAAAACGCATCAACGTCCAAATCAGAGCCTGCATCTCTCGAAGTCGACAAAGAGCCGAACAGGTTGCACAGCAAGTCTGTCATAGTCAAGCCGACACCATCGGAAAGAGTCTGAACGATAGCGGCCGCATCGATAGGACCGCCCGTGACACCAAACAGATCGGACATCTGGTACTTGCGCAGGTAGCGTGCAATCTGCAGATCGAACTTGCCAGAGCCATACGCAGAATTGTTGCCGGCAGAGCCTGCGTCAATTTCGCTTGTGACGTGTGCAGTAAAGCCACCAGGAGCACCATCAAGAGCAACAGACATGGTATCAGAACCAATTTGTGCCCATGGAACTTCGGTCATCACAGCACGAAGATCGGTTGGATCGTGGATCTTTTCAAAGAGTAGTGCAGAGAGCACAGATGCAACGCGTCCACCTGCGCTGCTCAACCCGGTAAAGGTAACTTCATTCGCCATTTTTGAACCTCAAATATTTGATTGTGTGTTGTATGAGCGTTCACCGATTGACGGATCGGCGGTCCGGGTTGCTCTTTGTTGATTGTGTAAGATGCGGAGAAAATCCGCAACTCTATTTGATTAGCCCCTCTGCACGTAGAGTGGCAAGTATCTGATCTTTGTGCGCACCAAGAGCGCCAGAATTCTTGCCGCGTATGCCTTGGATCTCATCGTTCGAGAACTGGCGGCCGGTATGTGCTGCAGGTGTTCCCGCTCCGCTGTTAGGGTTTGCGTTCAATGCTTGCCGCACAGCCGAAAGTAACGCGTCTGCGCTGTCTTGCTGTGGTGCCGGATCTGGCATTGGTTGCGCGTCTTGCTTGGGTGCTACCCGTTCAAAGTGTACGGAATACAACGGATCGTCCTTGCTGGCTGTCAGCCAGTCGTCAAAGCTTGGGCGCTGATCTGCCTG